AGCAGATGAGATTCGTAAGGAGCCTAACAAAGCACAGGACGATTTCGGTGAGGCGTCTAAGAACCTTCGTATGTTAGATTGTGTTGGTATGGATATTCGTGAGGTTGACTCCTGGTGTAAGCGGAACACACCAGATATAATTGTAATGGATCAGCTAGATAAGTTTAGCATAGGGGGCAATTATTCTCGTAGTGATGAACGCCTTGGAGAGTTATATCGGAATGCACGAGAGATAGCCAAGAGGAATGAGTGCACGTCATGGGCTGTGTCACAAGCATCCGCTGATGCAGATGATAGGTCTGGACTTAGTTTTAGTATGATGGCAGGTAGTAAGACGTCTAAAGCTGCTGAGGCTGATCTGATTATTGGTATAGGCCACAACTCTCAACTTCATGCAGATAATTACATTCGACAGTTTAACATTGATAAGAACAAGATCAATGGGTGGCATGGGTTCGTCACTGTAACAATGGACCCTCAACGAGCAACTTTTGGAGTATAGGATATGGAAATTTTACTTGGTGTATTGAGGTATCGTGTAGGCTTATTGATTAATTGGTACAAAGAATATAGGAACCACATAGCTAAGCATGTAGGCTTATTGATTAATTGGTACAAAGAATATAGGAACCACATAACTAAGCGTGTAAAAGTAAAACGTTTAAGTAAAGATGTGACACAGTTACAAGAGACAGTCACTAAAATACTTAACGATAACAAGAATAAAGAGAAGAAATCCTGAATATCCTAAAGGAATGTAACATGACCAATGAACAACACGCAGTATTAGATGAAGTTGAAGATATTATTCAAATGCTTCATGGTGAACACCTCACATATGATGCGGCTGTTGACGCACTTAAGGTATTAGGTTATTATGAGTACGAGTGTAAATATATTTTGGAGGATGAATGAACGTATTAGTACTTGATGTTGAGAACAGCGTCACACATAAGGAATTCACTAACCGTAATGGGGACGTAAAGAAGCATGTGGACCTGTCTGCTTGGAACCCTAATAACTTCCTTGTTAGTGTTGGTATGCAATGGGCTAAAGAGGACACAGGACATTATATCTGTGTTAAACACAACGAACAGCCTTATACTGATAAAGGTAACTACCATATTCAAGGGGCACTTGATGAGACCACTCTGCTCGTAGGGCACAACATCAAGCATGACATGGAGTGGCTCACTGAGTGCGGGTTCAAGTATGATGGTGCCCTGTGGTGCACACAGATAGCTGAGTATGTCATGATGCGAGGCATCAAGGGAGGACTGTCACTCAAGGCACTAGCTATTAAGCATGATCTTACACGCAAGAAAACTGATCTCACGGAAGAGTACCTTGCACAAGGGATTGGGTTTGATGCTATGCCTTGGGAGATAGTTGAGGAGTATGGGCGAGGTGATGTGACCACTACACTTGAGTTGTATAAACTACAGGTTAAAAGATTAGAGGAGAAAGCTAACAAGGGGCTTATGCCCACCATCAAAATGATGAATGCCTTTACCTACCCTATCATGGAAATGGAGAAGAATGGCCTTAAGGTTGACTTCGATGAGTTAGATAGGATCAAGATTGATTATGTAAAGGAACATAATGAGCTACGAGTAGCCCTTACTGACATGGCTCAGGCTGTCATAGGAGATACACCAGTACGCCTAACGAGTAATGACTTCATGTCTGAGCTTCTGTACTCACGCAAGGTAAAGGATAAAGTTGAATGGAAAGACGTATTCAATATTAAGAAGGATGCTAACAAGCGTGAGCTACCTAGGACACGGATGAATAAGTCTATGTTCAACAAACAAGTTCGTAGCATGACAACTGTCACTAGACAAACATCAGTCAAGGCTTGTAGTGTGTGTAATTCCAGAGGGAGCTATTATAAGACTAAGAAGGACGGACAATCATGGAAAAATCCCACTACGTGTAAGATGTGTCTAGGTGAGGGGGTAGTGTACATACCTGTAAACAAGGTAGCAGGGTTTAGGGTTATTCCTCGTGGCACTAAAGACCTAACTGCGCACGGGTTTAAGGCAGATTCAGATACAGTAGAGGAGTTAATTAGTGGTACAATAGGGCCAGCAAAAGAATTCATTGAAAAGTATAGTAGGTACAACGCAGTTAGTACATACATAGCAACATATATTGAAGGAATTGAGAGATACATTGGTGGTGATGGAGTATTGCATACAAGCCTTAATCAAACAATCACAGCTACCGGAAGACTGTCGTCCAGCGGACCAAACCTTCATAACCAGCCACGAGGCAATACTTTCCCTATACGAAGGGCTTTTGTCAGTAGGTTTGAAGGGGGTTCAATTCTTAAGGCAGACTATGGGCAACTCGAATTTAGAGTAGCGGGATATCTCTCAGGGTGCCCTGTTATTCGCAAGGATATTGATGACGGAGTGGATGCCCACAAAATGACAGCGGACATTATCTTTGGTAAATCTAAAACACCAGAAGAATTTAAATTGAATAGGCAAAATGCCAAGGCGCATACATTTAAACCCTTGTATGGAGGTATGTCCGGTGAACCAACCGAAGTTGCGTATTATATGGCCTTCATTAAAAAGTTCTCAGGGATTGCGGCATGGCATAAAGTACTCAAAGTGGAGGCGATCAATACAAAAAAGGTTGTTCTACCAAGCGGCAGGGAGTACGCATTCCCCTATGCCGAAAGGCTCAAAGGAGGATACGTCAAAGGCACCACACAAATAGTTAACTACCCTGTGCAGGGGTTTGCTACTGGTGATCTTGTACCGCTTGGTGTATTATCAGTGTGGCGCAGAATGAAAGCCAGACCAGACCTTAAGTCTTTGATGGTAATTACTGTGCATGATGATGATGAAATTGATGTGTATCCTGGAGAGGAAAAGGAAATAGAGAAGATCGTAATTGACGGTTTACTGGACTTGCCTGCCATGTGTAAAGAATTTTATGGGTTGGACTTTGAATATCCCATTGAAGTAGAGGTAAGCATAGGTCCTAATCTGTTAAACCAGAAAGAAATAGCAAAGGAAAGTAGAGTATGATAGTACTTGTATGCGGAGGAAGAAGCTATGGAAAAACTATTGAGGAGTATGAGGCTGTATTTAGAGAGCTAGATAAACTTCATGATAGAGAGCGTAAAAGTATAAAAGAGATTGTGTGTGGTGGTGCAAAGGGAGCAGATAGTATAGCTCTTTTGTGGGCGGGTGCTAATGATGTACCCACACATGTACATATGGCTAATTGGGAAAAGTATGGCCGTTTTACGACCAATGGTGCCGGGCCTAGACGAAATGCAGAAATGTTATCTACTCATGATATTGATCTTGTGGTGGCATTTCCAGGTGGTAGTGGTACTGCTGACATGGTGCGTAAGGCATTAATCAAAGGTATTAATGTACATACACCACAAAGGAGTAAGGGTAAAAGTATTGCTAAGGTCTTCATTTCTTCATCTTTTAATAAGAAAGTTAATTGATGTTTGAGGATGTAGATGAAGATGTAACGACGCTTGAAGATGAATACGAAAACGCTGTATTATGGCTACAAAAACTAACCATGAAGTACGTAGATATTCATGGAGAACAACCTACCAATATTTATATTTCTAATAAAGAGGAGCTACAATCTATCATCATGTGGGTATGTACGGAGTATGGGTATGAATTTAATCGAACAGATCAAGCGTCGTATTGCGATTAATGCAAAACGAAGCGTGGGGCCTACTCTTCTAATACCCCACAAACCTAAAAAGTTTATTAAAAAGAAGAAATACAACAGGAAAAAAATTAAAAAGGAATGGTAGAAATTATCATACTGGTTTGTTTTGTGTTTTTGTTTATTGTTATCGCGTCATAGTGTGATATTTATATCACAGCATAAAAGAAATTACACTTTCCCTACGATTTAACTTGACTTTATCGTGAAAGGGGGGTATAATGTTTACATAAGGTAAATTCCTGGAAGGAAATATACATATGACTAATGAAGTTACTAGCACAAACTATAGTTGGCAGCTTGGAGAACTTAATCTTGGAGAACTTAATCTTCCTATGAACATAGAAGATATGACTTCGGGACAGCTTGAAGACTTTATGGCTGCTACTGGCATGGGTACACAAGTCTCTATAGGCAATAATCTGCCCACACTTGCTGTGCAGCATGACGCGGATGTTGAGATTGATGGAAAAGTATACAGTCTTCCCCGTGGATCATTTCGTATTGGCATCAAAAACAAAGACGATGATAAGTTTACCACTGGGTATGCTAAAACAGCAGAGATTCGCCCATATTTCAAGACTAATAGGTACTCTGTGTATGACCTAGACACGAATAAAATGAAGCTTGAGTCATTGCACTTCCTTGATTGGGAGTCTATCATCTTGGATACTTTGGGGAATGAACATAGAGCCAAGATGTTTAAGAAAAACACATTGGAAATGTACCCCCAATGGAAGGACAATCCTAAGTGTAAGTTGGTATGTAGTAATATTGTGTATGGTACTGTATCCATGGAGGGCGTAAAGGATATAAATGACAATAAGATGGATGATGTTGTCGATCTTCCTTGTGTGTGGATTACTAAGGGGGCTAGTTTTATGGCTATCGCGAATGCATTTCAAGAGATGTCTGAGCTTAGATCGGCCCCTCAACTTCGTACTCTTAAACTAAGCACTACGAGAAAGAAGAATGGGCAGGTTACGTATTTCCCTGTTAGTGTTGAGTGGCAAAAACCTAGTCCTGGAGCAAATATGGACTTGATTGTGGAATTTGGTAAGACCATCGCAGAAGAGAATAAGGTTATTGTCTCTGACTTTAAACGTGTCAAGGTATCAGGCTCTAATGATGATCTTGCTAAACAAGTGTTTGGTGGGGACTTGTCTTCAGATTTTGATCTGGATGATGAGATTCCTTTATAAGCAGTCGGTTGGGCAGACTGACTAAGTAGCATAAGAGATAGAGTTTGTGGGGACCTCTAAGCAAATACCCCTCGCTACTCTAGGGAGAACTACTATGCACGGATCAATCATTCTTTCACAGATTGATGACTACCTTATCAAAATGAGTAGAGGAGAAATTACACTAACAGAAGAACAAGTAGATACTCTTACAGCGGATATCAAGGTGTCACTGCTCAGGAAACATAAGGAAGGTTTCACTCTGAGAATGAGTAACATTGGTCGTGCCTTGTGCCAACTACAGATGGAGAAGAAAGGGACACAGCGGGTTCCGAAGAGGGAGAAACAGCAGAGTTCAATCTTCGCATCTGGGCATATGGCGGAAGCATGGTTAATGATGATTATGCGTGGTGCTGGTGTACCCATAGTAGCAGAACAGGCAGACGTTAAGCTACATATTGCTGGGGATGATATCAACGGTACACTAGATGTTACCATAGATTATACTGGTAATGATGAAATCGTGTGGGATATTAAATCGGCATCTGATTACTCATTCTCTAAGTTTAAAGATGGGTATGGATCGGTTGCGGACAATGACGGCTTTGGGTATGTAGGCCAAGGATTCATGTATAGTAAGGCATACGGTAAGCCTTTTGGTGGGTGGATTGTCATTAACAAGAACAATGGGGAGATTTGTGTATGTGAAGCTCCCTTAGTACAAGATACAGAAATGGAACTTGCATTCAGTGCCAGTGAGAAAACTAAAATAGCACTAGACACTAATGCACCATTCGTGCGTTACTTTGAAGAGGAAGAAGAAAAGTTCAAGAAGAAACTAACAGGCAATAAGAAATTATGTTTCAATTGTGTGTGGTGTGACTTTAAAGATGCATGTTGGGATGGTCTAATCCATGAGCCAACTGTATTCTCTACTGCTAAAAATCCCGCATGGCAATGGTACACAGAGATTAATGAAAGGCCGGAGGCGTGAAAGTTAAACGCTGGTGTAGATCATGGGTTCACGCTTGGGTCACATTACTAGATGGAGTTATAGCTTGTGTGTTGGAAAGACAAAGCTGAAATACTAGAAGACATAGCAAATGAAAACAAGTAGCGCAAAAGCCAAAGGCAGGAAGCTGCAACAGTGGTTACGGGATAAGCTCCTAGGTATGTTTGACACACTGGAGGCTGATGACATAAAATCAACTGGTATGGGGCAGTCTGGTGAGGACGTACAGCTATCTCCTTCAGCAAGGAAGCTAATACCATACAAGTTCGAATGTAAGAATGTTGAGAAACTAAACGTATGGGCAGCATACGATCAAGCGTGTGAACATGGTAAGGGTGAACCAGTAGTGATTATGAAGAGAAATCATAGGAAGCCTTTGGCAGTAATAGACGCAGAATATTTCCTGAAAGGAATAAATAATGGACAAGAGTAAAGACGCAGAGCTTTTAGAACCCAAGAAAATACAGAAAGTTAAACTTACCCCAGGTAAGATTCAAGACGCAGCTAGAGAAGAAATTAAAATTCAATCCATCACAAATGATCCGGGTAGCACCCCAATACAGGTTAAGGACATGAGTTCTGCATATTTAGCGTACACACAGGTTGCACTACAGGGCCTTATTGCCTCCGGTAAATACAAACATAGTAATGCAGCATTAACAGCCACCCATGCACTTATGTATGCTGATGCAATGATGAAAGCGGTCAATGCTAAGTGATGTATCCTGTAAGGATTATGAGGGTAAGCTTATTGTCACGTTACCTAACACACATAGCATAATCGTATGTGGGTATGATTATTATGGTGATCCTGTTATTTACGCCATTAACGGGGAGAGGGCAACCCCAGGTATGGTACGAGATATCAATACAATTGTGTCTAATACGTACGGCGTTAAGACAGATGAAGTGGGAATATATGGGTCAATGACTGTCAACACTAGGCAGGTTAATGATTTTATTGATAGTCATTCTGACCATAGAGCATCTAAGGAGACACACTAATGAAACATCTCGTCATTGGGGATCAGCATATGAAGCCGGGACAAAGTCTTGAGCGATTCTCTATATTGGGGGAATTCGCCTTAAAACATAGGCCAGATAAAATCATCGCTATGGGAGATTGGGCGGATATGGAGTCCTTGTGTTCCTATGACTTTGGTAAGAAGAGCTTTGAGGGGCGTAGGTATAATAAAGATGTGGAGGCATCCAGAGAGGCCCTAGCAGCGTTTAATGCTCCTATTGATGCGTACAACAGACGACAGGCTAAGAACCGTAAGGTGCAGTACAAACCTGATAAGATTATGCTTGGTGGTAACCACGATGAAGCACGGATCAATCGTGTCATTGAAATGGACCCGAAGATGGATGGGACTATTAGTGTAGAGGATTTGGGGTTTAATGATTATGGGTGGAACCATCAACCCTTCTTGATCGCTAAGGATATTGATGGTATCATGTACAATCATTATTTCATCAGTGGTAACCTTGGTAAGGCTATTGGTGGAGAGAACTCTGCACGTAGCATCATCAGTAAGAACATGTCTTCTTCTACGTGCGCACACTCGCATATATTTGATTTTGCCTCTCGTGCTAAACTAAATGGTAAGGTTATTTACGGGCTTGTTGCTGGATGTTACTTTGAAGAGAATTCTGATTATGCTGCTGCCACGGAACATTTGTGGTGGAGGGGATTGTTCCTTAAGCATAATGTTAAGGACGGAGAGTATAATCTTGAGATGTTTAGCTTTGATAGGCTAAGGAAGGAACTGTGAGTTCATATTTTCATGTCCCAGACGAAGAATATATGGAGGATTACATGACAGGGCCATACGAAGCTAACAAAGATAAACTAGATGAAGAAGTAGATGATTTACAGAAGTTTACGTTAAAAAGTGACCATGTACATAACCCTACACATTACAATAAACATGGGGTAGAATGTATTTTAGCTATTAAGGCATCAATGACACAGGAAGAGTTTGAAGGTTATCTTAAAGGAAACTCGTTGAAATACCTTTGGAGATACAAGTATAAGGATAAGCCTGTAGAAGACCTAGAAAAAGCACAATGGTACTTAAGTAGACTAATAGAAGAGGTAACGGATGCCGATGCAAAGGGATGAAACACTAGGGATAAAACTCAGTAAGTTTGAGGATAAACTGAATAGTATATTGTCAGAGGAGTTTAATGCTACGAGGCAGCATAAGGTAGTTGAATTTAGGAGAACACTTATAAAGGAAGAGAGACTAGAATTGGATAAGGCTATGATTGATCTTATGGAAGCTGATGTACTTCTTGCTAAGGGTGACCCAGAGATAATTAAGTTACGTGCTTCGGC